GTTGTAGATGCCGGTCATGGTGAATTTCATCACAGGCAGGGCCTTGGCGTTGAGGGTGAACTCAACGGTACCGCGACAGCCGGTAACTTTGTGCAGCGGAGAGCTAGACGCAATGTTGTCTTGAGGCTGCAGGTAGATCGTGACGCTTTCAAACGAGCTGGAGATCGGCTTGTATTCAACCTTGGTCGAGGCCGTGGTGGTCTCGGACATGCCGCAGGCACGCAGGACAGGGCCGTAGGCTGGGGCCGTACCCGCCGCGCCAGAACCCTGCAGCTCGACCTCAAACGACACCGTGACCTTTTGGGCCGCGATGATTTGGTCGTAGTTACCGAAATATGGGCGCACCAGATCCCGGCTGACGATTTCTGCATCTAGGGGCGTAATGTCCAGATTGCGAACCAGCATGGCGTTAGCCACACCAGTAGGAGTGCTATCTGTGCCGTAGGTGGACTCGATTTTCGCGAGAATAATTCGCTTGCGCGAGAGAAGTGCCATATCGAACTACTCCAATTCTGCCGGTTCATCGGCTGGGACTGGAGCATCAGCTAGCGCAGGCGCAGGCGCAGGCGCAGAAGCAGTCGGCTCCGCGATTTCACTGGTGCGCTCAATTAGAGTGCGCGCACCGGTCTTGGGATCGGCGATATAAGAACCGCCTTGACCATCATATTGATCTATCATCGTCTATACCACCGTGAGATCAGTAAGTGAAGTGCGGTACAGTACGAGATAATCGCATGAAACCACACCAGCGGGTTTATCTGCTTCAAACTCATCCCATGAGACTGTTTGAGGCTGGATGTCGTAGGCGTAACCACCAACTGATAGGTCAGACATCACTTTCTGATGGACCTTTTGAACCAGCGGATCGGCGATCTGATCTGGAATATCGCCGCGCACGATGATCGACACCCGTACCACCATGGACCAGTCGATCTTGTAGGTGGTCGGCTGCGAGGCCTGATCGTTTACCGGCTCGACAATGATTGCCGGGCTTTCGCCACGCGCCAATGGAGCGACCCGGCTGCGATACACTGGGCACCCGATAGTCGGTGCTCCAGACAGCGTGGTCATAAGGGTGGACAGGATCTGTTCGCGAACCGTGGTCATTAGCCAGCCACCCATGCAGTGCCGTTGTCAAACACAGGGCAGCGGACAGCGCCGCCGCCGGTCAGTGTACCCAGCCAAGTCGGCGCAGTGGCGTCGGTGACATAGGCGCGGCGTCCTGCCGTGCCAGCGGTGGGCAGTGTTCCCACCGTGTAATTCTTAAGCTGGATGGTGCTGCCAAGCACGGTGGTCTGATTAAGGGTCGTTGTGCCCAGTGCGCCCGAAACCGCCGAACCAATATTGATCGTGGTGGTTGATCCAGACAGGCCAGCGGTGCCAATGTTGACCGCCTTAGTGAACCCTGACGTGGTGGCACCGTAGGCGACGTTACAGGTGCTAGCGACAGTGCCTGACCCAAGGTTTTGGTTGGCGTTAGAAAAGGTTTTAGCGCCGCTGATGCCTTGCGACCCGGTATCCACCACAAACGTGCCGCTTGTATTCGCAAATGTGTACGTTAGCGTACTGCCAGTTGTTATGCCGGAACACTGAAATACGACCTTTTTGGTGTTATCCAGATCGTCCTGAATGGCAAAAGACGCATCGGTGACGGTCTTGTTTGTCAGCGTCTGCGTGTCGCTATCACCGACAATCACACCGGATGGCAGCGTGGGCCGTCCGGACAGGTCGCCGTATGCGCCGCTGGTCGCCACAGCAGCGAGGGTCAGCCACGACAGATCATAGTCAGTCGCGCTGGCCTTTTGCGGCACCTGACCGGTTGTTCCACCGATGGGAACACCTTCTCCGGTTGGCCCCTGCGGACCCTGCACCGTGGCGACGACAACAGACGGCACCGTGGCTGTTTCAGAGACCACGACAGTGTTTTCGACCACCGAGACTGCTACGTCGGTCAAGCTGTGTATCCCATATTCAATGTCGCCGACCCGCGCAGCCAATAATCCTTGCTGCCGTCTGGGTTAGTGACCAGCATGTCCCAGTACCCGCTTGCACCAATTTCCGCAGTCACCGCTGCGGACAATGACAGGGTAAATTGACCCGTGGTTTGAGCAGTCCATGCGAATGCAAAATCCGCAATCTTGGATGCCTTGCCAGCAGTCCACAATTGAGCAGATACCGTATATCCAGTCATGTTCAGCGCGGCCCCTGTGCCATCCTTCAACTGAAAGGACTGCGAGTAGGTAGCGTTTTGCGGAACAGTTATGTTGTAGGTTGCTGGCTGTATCATTTTACACTTTCGCCAACGAGATCTCGGACAGCACCCCGTCATCAATCTGGCGGCAGTCACGAACTGTATACTGGACGCCGCCAACCGTGATGAGATCAGCGTAAAGGGCACCACCGAACTCAGCAGTCTTGACCGTCACCATGTATTCATTCGACAGGACCATGCCACCGCCGCCCAAAATACTCGTGGGTGCGTCAAAAATGCCCTTGCCGGTGACGGATCCCCAGACAACGGTCGTCGCGAAATGCGCCGAATTAAAGAAGACGGATATGTCCTCAGTCAGCATCGGCTGCGACTGCAGCGGCCTTGGCAGCAAGTGCCTCTGCCTTTTCTGCCTTTTTAATGGCGACAGGGTCGACTAGCTCGAGCTGGTGAGCATGAGCGGCGTACTGCTCGTCGGTCAGCTCAATGATTGAGCCTTCTGCAATCGGATCTGCGTCCACATCGTGAACCGTGAACCCGTCGCGAACTTTGTATTGAGCCATTGGAGATCCCCTGAAAGAGTAGGGGCGGTCTGGCTTGTACGTTTGCCAGACCGCCCCGCTTTAGTGCTTAGGCGATGATGTCGGTAATCGCGGCGAAGGACTCTGCGTGACGGACAGAGATGTCCATCGTCTGCATCGCACGGATGTCGACCGAACCAGCGGTGTAGCCGGTACCATATGGGTTTGGCAGGATTTCCAAGCCGCCCCACATGCCAATAATCAATTGGCTGAAGTCGCCGTATAGCAGCGCAGACAGGCTGGTACCGGTACCCTTGGTCAGGTTGGACGGAACCTGATTGGAGCGGGCGACGGCATAGCCGTTGACCATGCCGGGGGTGCCGATGACCCGATTGTCAAGGTTGTCGGTCCACAGATAGTCGGCGTAAGCGGTCTTCAGTTGCTTCAGGGCCGAAACCACCTTGGCGTTGGTCAGGTAATAGAGATTACCACCCAAGGCGTTGGCGATGTCGACGGCGCGCTCAAGCTGGATCAGCTGGTCGAAGCCGGTGGTGCCGGTCGCGGCGGCGTTCACCAGTGCAGCACCGTTGGTGCCCATCGCGACGGAACCGATGCCGCTGGTGTTCAGGATGCCCTTGGGCTGACCCGAAGAACCGGAACCGTTGATCGCTGCAAGGTCGATACCAAGCGCCATGACGCGGGCCAGATCGTTACGCACGATGGCTTCGACGTCAGGCGTGGTCTGCTGCAGAGCAAGACGGCTGTACTGGCTGCGAGCACCGATTTGCTTGGGCGACAGGGTCACTTGGTCAAACGTCGCTTCAGCTTCCGTGATCGCGCTGGCTTCCGTCACCCAGTAGGTGGAGGTCGCAGTGGCTTGACGTGGGATAGCGACGTTGCCGACCAGACCGGACAGGATCGTTGGACCCATGTTCATGATCTGGGCAGAGTTGCGTAGAACCTCGATGAACGAGGAGGCCAGCAGGTTGGTGGCGACCAAGTTACCGCCGGTCGTAGCCGAACCGACTGCATAGGCAGCACGGGTCTGCTCCATCCGCAGGTTGGTAGGCATGAAGAAACCGGAGGTCTCACGGTTCTGGGAACGAGCCAGCTCGCGGCTCATTTCCAGCTCGAGGCCAGCATCTTTCCAGTTGCCGGTCAGCGAGGCGTTGATCGCGCGGACCAGCGAATACTCGCGCTGCTCCTTGTCGGTCATGTCGATAGCGCCTGCGCCGTTGTCGACAGGAGCCTGCTTCATGCCGAGGCTTTCGATGAATGCGCTATTGGCATCCGCGAGAGAACGACCACCGTCGATTAGCTGGCGGGCCAGCTCGGGCTTGTCGAAACGCTTGCCTAGGGCGGCAATGGCGTCATAGCGGGCGCGTTCAGCAGTGACAGCCTCGTCACGCACCGCCTTCACATCGACCGTGGGGGTCGGGGCGAGGTCAGTCATAATCTTTATTTCCTTTACTTCAGGTTGGGGGGCAGCGCCGCGAACTAGGACATCTAGCTCTTGGCCTTCCTCTGTCTCGGAGCGCCCGATGCCGACCGACTGGTCTGCTGGGATAGAGACCAAAGAAACCTCAAATGGCGTCCAGCTGGTGGCGACGTAGGTCGGATCTTCCGACTTTGCGTCAAGGACATCCATTTCGTTAATACGGTATCCAAACGAGACGTTACGGATAATCCCGGCGCGTACATCGCTCAAAATCTCATCAGCTTTAGCAGAGGTGCCAAAGCGCACTGTGGCGTAGGCCCTCTTGTCGGAACCCATGCGGGCGGTCTCAACCACGCCGATCATGTCATCGCGGTTGTGATTCCAGAGCAGCGGAGCGGCGTCATTCAGTCGGGTAAGGTCCATGCAGCCATTGTCGTGAGACAGGACTTCGTTACCGAACCAACGCTCTACGGGAGCTTCCGAGGAAAACGGGAACTCAATGGTCCTGTCCTCTTCGCCCATGTCCATAGCGACACTGATCCCCCGCTTGAGCGAGGGCAGTTTCATTGTGCGTGTTACAGTATTGTCAGCCACTAAAATTCACTCACTTCAATGCTACTGCTCGCAAACATCGCACAATGCGGCAACCGTGGCAACAATATCTTGTGTCTAGTCCCCCGTCGACCCACTAGATGTAGTGTCCCCAGCTGGATCTGGGGCATCAGCGACAGGGGGAGGCTGCGCCTGCCCTTGTTCTGTGGTCATCTCTGGATCGGTATCGAAGATCAGATCAAGCTCATCACACATCTCAAGCTCGCGAGCGCGGGTGTGGAATAGCTCGTCAATATCGCCGCCATTTTGCGACACCACGTCGGTTAGGGTCATAAACCCAGACCGCACCGCTGTTTTGTAGGCCGCGATTTCACGCGCCGGATCGATCCAGTTCCAACCGCGAGGGATCCAGCGAACATCCTCATACCGGCGAGGGTCGACCTCATAACCCGGCAGGGTCAGGGTGTTGGACATGACGGCCATCTCCAGCCACGCCTCGTAGACACGCTGATGAAAATTCTCGATCATCCACTGCTGCAGGGTGCGCCATGTGTCGCGGTCGTCCAGCAGGGCCAGACGGCTGCTCGAATAATTCGACTGGCTGTAGTCCTTTGACAGGGTCTCGTAGGAGACGCCCACGCCCGCTGCCACACCCCTGAGCATGTACCGCATAAACGGATCTAGCAGGCCGCTTGGTTGGGTCGGGTTGAAGGCCGTGAATTTCTCACCGGGCGACAGGGTGGTGATCCGGCCCGGCTCAAACTGAGATACGCGCTCGCCGTCCATGACGCTGTCGCCCTCGTACTCAGGGTCTGGCGTCTCGATAAATCCCATCTGGCAGGCCGAGGACCGGGCAGCGATAACCGTGGCCTCTTCGTAGCCGGACATGTGCCGCAGGCGGGTCAGGGCCGACGCAAACCAAGGAATGCCACGGGTCTGGCCCGGGCGATCAGTCTGGAACAGGTGAATGATTTCTTCCGCCGGGATTCGGATCCTGCGCTGCTCGAGATTGCCCTGAGAGCCGAACTGGATGTCGCCGGGGTGCTGCGTGAAGAACCAGTAGGCGACAGGCCGGAACCACTTGTTGACCTCAACGCCCATCCGAATCTGTCGGCCCTCGTATTCACCGTTGTAGTTTTCGTCCAGCAGATCTGCCTCGATGACCTCCAGCGAGAACGGCACCTTGGACCGACCCATGCGCTGGCGGATCATCCGCACGAAGATCTCGCCGCTCTCAGGCGTAGAGCGAGCCATGAGGCGCTCGATCTCGAAGAACGACAGCACGCCTGCGGTATGGCAGCTGTCCTTGCGCTTCCAGAGCGCGAACTCTTTCTCAATAGCATCGTTAGCAGCTGCATCGAGCTTGCCAGCGCCCGGCCCACGACCGCGCTTGACCTGTGCCTGCAGGGTTACTCCCTGCCCGATGATGTTGTTCTGGATCGCCCGCAGCGCGTTTGCCACATGGTCATTGTTGCGACCCATCTCGCGGACGCGATTGCGTAGCGTCCTGATCGCCATGCGGCTTTCGGCATCGGCTGACGTGCTCGATGCAACCCAGTCAGACAGCAGCCGACCAAAGCCAGCCCCGTTATATTGACGCTTGCCAGTTTGGGCAGCACCGGCCCGTGGGATCATTTGCAACGGGTTCATTTGCTATCTTTCTCGCCCAGCATAGCGCGCAGCACTTTGCGTTTTTGGTCATCACTCTCAAGATTTGCGAACCGATACCCGCCAACAACCGCCAATCCAATGGCCGACAGGATCCAAGACACTGCAAAGATCGGCCATGTGACCACGGTCTCAATCGCTAGCAGCAGCGCCGCTATACTGGCTCGCACCATTAGCTAAACCTTACAAAAGTGTTTCGGGGGTCGCCCAAGCCGTTTGCAATGGACTGAGCCTGACGCTCCTTAGAGACAATCAGCTTGAACCGGCTCTCGAGCTTGAGCAGCTCGGCCACAGGCTCGTTGCGCAGGCGGCGGGTGCCAATATGGTACTCATGGATCACCCCACCCGAAATTCGTGCGCGGATGGCGCTCTGGATGTTCAGAAGATCTTGCTCGGCCTGCGTCTTGCCGCTGTAACCGGCCACAGCATTGGCAAGGTTCTGGGTGATCGACAGCGTGCCGGTGCCCAGCGTGACCTTCTCGGTCAATTTGCTCGCCGTGGCCTGCCAGAAATAGTTTGCAGCGTCTGACGGATTGGCGACTGCCGTCATCGCCGCAGTCTGGGCCGAGGTCAGGCTGGTCTTCCAACCATCATTGTTGGCAGTAGAGACTACGGACAGGATAGTTGGCCCGCTAAAATACCAAGTCAGCGTCCAATCGGTGGATGTGACGGTATTGCCCAGACTGTCGACGCCAGAAGCGTCCAACCACGAGACACTATCACCAGAAATAATCGTCGATGGAATTTTCACGGGCTACCAGTTCGTTACAAATGAAGACGTGCCACCGACATTACCCCGACGTGCGGGTTTTTGCAATATAGGCACGGTCGACGCAGCTTTAACCTTTGGCTCGGCTCGCTTTTCGAACTGATCCCAGATGGTTTTACGGTTGTACCGCATGTACAGGGCCTGCATTGCCGCCAAGCCATACACAAACGTATCTAGGGCCTCGTTCCTAGCGCCGGGTTTCTTAGTCCATTCACGCACTGGGTGGCCGCGAATATAACGGGTGGTCAGGCGCTCAGAGGTTAGCTGGTCGAAATAGTCAGGCGGCAGGTCTGCGTGGAAGTGTACAAAACCCGCACCGGCCTCGGTTAGTTTAAGCCGACTGTAGAGCGTGAACTTGGCGGTATCCGTACCGACCGGCCAAACCTCTGCACCTTTTGAGATCAGTTGGCGCTTTAGGTTTAGGTCGACCTTAGTGGGCCTGCCGATGATCGGCTTATTGCGCTGGGACTGGCCCTTGACGGCCATGACGTTGAGATGCCGGTGCTCTCGGGCAAATGCATAGACCTCGTGGGTAAAGTGACCACCGCTATCGATACAGGCCGACTGGATCGTCAGAGGCTCGTAGATCTCATGCTCAATGGGCGTCGTCAGGACGTTAGTCAGCTGCGCCCAGATCTCGGGCTTGGTCGGATCTCCAAAGATCTCCTGATGATCAAGGAGAAAGCTCTCTTCGTCCCTGCCCCAACCAATCAGCGTGACCGCTAGACGATTGTCCTGTGTGTCAATGCCAGCTGTAACAGCAATGACGCCAATAGGAGCCACACCACGAGGGTAAAACTCGACCCGATCCAGAAGATCACCCGCGCCAATTTTCGCGGCATATTCATCTTCCCAGCACTCCCCAAGGATGGTGTTAACCCACGTCTTGAGTAGGGGTGGATCCCCTTTCGCGCGCAGGAACTCATCGACAATCTCTGACCACGATTTCCAACCCAAGGGGCTGTATAGGCTCGATAGATGAAATCCCGCCGTGCGACCATCTCCCGGTGCTGTCGCGCGCCATTCTCCCCGGGACAGAAACGTAGTCTTGGCATGCTCTTCAATGACGCAGCCATTGTGCTCACAGATGTAGTGGGCGGTTTTGTGGTCACCATCCTCCCACTTCATGTTTGACCAGCGCAGGATTTGAAACTCATCGCAGTGAGGGCACGGAACATAAAACCGGCGCTGGTCGCTGGAGAGGTATTCCCGCTCGATACGGCTGTGATCCTTGGTCGTGGGTGTCGAGCACATGAAGATCTTGCGCCGGGCAAAAGTCGTAGTCCGACGCTCGGCCAGATTCACCGGATCGCCTTCGCCATCGAGGTCGACCGGGTAACCGTCGATTTCGTCGAGGAACAGGTACCGTACCGGCATTGAGCGCAGGCCCACGGCTGAGTTCGCACCCGTGATTAACATAAAACCGCCCGGGAACTCCTTGGTCATTTGCGTGTTGCCGCTGTCCCGGCTGCGCGTCTCGGCAATCCGCTCACGCAGGACCGGCGTCTCCTCGATCATGGGGGCGAGGCGCTGCTTGGATAGGCGTTTTGCCATGTCCACGGTCGGCTGAACCAGCATCATCGGCCCGGGGGCCATATGCACGACAAACCCCAGCCAATTGTTGCCAAGCTCTGTCTTGCCCAGCTGGGCACCGGCCATAAACACCACACGCTGGGTTGGGCTGGACGGTGACAGCTCATCCATGATCAGGCGCAGGTACGGGGTGCGGTCGGTGCGCCACTTACCCGGCTCGGCAGATGCCTTTTGCGACAACATCCGAAACTGATCGGCCCACTCACTCACATTCAGGTCAGGGTCTGGCGTAAGGCCACTTACAAATGCTTGGCGGTAGATTTCACTCATTTGCGGCGACCGACAGCACTACCACCAACAGGCGGCACCTTTGGAGGACCATCTCGGGGGGTATAACCACCACCGCCAGCTGAAAGACCCACGCCACCAAAGCCAACAATCAAAGCTATTGCCGCGACAAATAAAATAAACTCAAACAATTTTGGAAATCTCCGAAATAGCGCCCCGTATCTCAGTTGAGATCTTCTGGTGGATCTCAAACGGGTCGGTAATACCGGCTAATTCAGCAGAGAGGCGGTCTGGGATTGCCAGCATGGCGTCACGGGTGATCCGCGCCAACTGAAATGCCTCCTTCTTGATGGCCTCGATCTCGACCAGCTGACCGATCTTTTCTTCGTATTCGATCTGGGCTAGGCGGGCCTGATATGCCGCCTGCAACGTCTTGCTTTCGACCAATGTAGGAGGGGCATCTGGGTTAATGCCGACAGATCGCGCGGCCTGAACAACCTCTTCGTCATTAAGAGATTTGCGATTGCGTAAATGTCCGTGCTCGCCAGAACTTGGGTTTGTATTCTCGGCCCATAGCCTATCCGCCAATTCCACGTCTATTTGGCCTGAATCGAGGACGGCCTCGGCAATTCGACCACTTTTAACTGCTGCAGCAACGGCTTGGCGGCTTACCCCGCGCATCTGGGCGTACTCAGCCCTACTAGCTGTCTTCAATTTCATTAGCCCCGCCTTTGTTGTTTCTTTACGTCTACTCTAGGCTTTTCTTTTTGTCCAGAAAAGGCGGCGGCAAACAGTTTTACATACTGACGCTAGAGTTCTAACGGGGTCATGCGTTACC